GTTTTCTTGTAGGGTTGTCAATCCTAAACGCACAAGAAAAGCGGGAGCGTAAATAAACGCATCGCCAAACTCGCAAGAAGGGCCTTTAAGCCCGTGCTCGATGGTGGTGTCTGAGGCGTTCAGACAACGACCGGTTCCAACCTTTGTAACGGTCGACCCTTAATTGGCAGACGGCCAACCGGGTAACAATGTAGTGGTGTGACTCAGTAACTTAGCTTTCTTTTTCTGCGATTATTATCGTATTGCTAATATGAGCTGCACAAGTCCTAGATCTTTAGGCACCCAGGTTTATAGACGCTGATGGTCTTGTGAATAGATCTTAGGTCAGTGAATCGGATATATCAGTATGCTTCCAGGCGAGAAAGTCGCTTTAGTTTTTGGACTTGACAGTCGGTCCGAACTTCCCTGGATACTTTGAATTGAATCAGAAAATCTCTACCAATGTAGAAGATCATGAATCAAACAGTACTGAATGACCAGTTCACCCAAAACTTGTTAGTTTTCGATTAATGGACGGTTCTTCTTTAATCCCTTTTATGCTTATCACGTGGTAGTCGATGAAAATTTGGTCCACGTCTATTTAAGCTTATCGGTCAGCAGGATATTTGATTTCCAACTGAGCGACCTAGTTTATAGACATACGATAGGTCTTGGAACTTGCTTGCCCTATTCGTCAAGCGAAAAGCCAACATCTCCGGTTTTTACCATATCATTGACCATACGAGAAACACCCCCGAGGGGGCCCGGCAAGTATGATCCTAGCTTCGAAACCCTTACGGCCCATTTACGAACGTTATCCCAAAAGGAAGCGTTCTGGGCTGCTGTAACAGCAATAGGGAATTGATGATGAATCTCTTTAAGGAGAGCCATCGCTAGAAGATCTTCAGGTGGGGAGAGATGAGAGAAGTGCCACAAAATGCTAGTGGACGGGACTGTGTATTCAACACATGACCATGTCCGGATTCGCATCGACTGAGCAGCAGCTGCAGCCGGTATACGAATAACGTTTGTCTCCAGTGAGCCGAGGCCCACAAAAATATTAGGAGAAACGTTAGCAAATGTGGTGTACACCGAAGTATCACCGGTACCAGGGGTGAGCTGATTAGAGCTAATTTGAGTTAGCGTGGTGTTAACAAGGATAGGTTGAAAGGGGTAAGACGACTGCTGATTATATGCAGTCATATAGACCCCGTTCGATATCTTGTCAACATAACCAGGTTCACTAGTATAAAGACCATTGAACCCCATAAGCATGGGGACTTCAAGGTTTTTCTGGTTTGTACCGACGTCCACAAAATTATCCATGGTAAAGTCAAAGCTTAAATCAAGTTTAAAGGCTTCAATAGAACCAGCCCAAGTCATTTCATTTGTTGTGTTAATAAGCTCAATTGCATTAGATGCAACACGGAACTTGTCAACAACTGTATTTGAAGATGCAAGGGCAGGGAAAATTGTGGTAACATTGGAGTACCAAACTGGTGTAAAGGAGATGGGTGTACTTTGTGTCCGGTTATTACCAGCAACTTGACCCCACATATAAGCAACTCCTGGAATAGGAGCTTGAATAATATAGATGTCATTGCCAGTAGTATAACTGGGTAAGCCGGTTACTGATCGACACTCGTCAACTATAACTCGATTGTCGTAGTTATCAGGGATCCCTTGGAATCCTGTTGAACCCGCGACAAAGTCACAGGGAGAGGTGATGCACTTAAGGAAAGATGTTCCATCTGGCGTAAGAGCATTCTTGGGACCAGGTCCTCGGCTTCTTTTGCTTTTCTTTCGCGAAGATTTCGACGCCTTCTTCTTTGGCGGAGTCTTCTTTTTGACGATCGTCGTAACGACCTTTGTTGATTTTGGTTTGGGCATTGTAAAATGTTGGAAGTCTGGGACACATGTTCCAACAACACCGACTATTCATCATCCAAACATAGACCGCCGTGTAGTCTGTAGGCATTCCGAGACAGCATATCTCTTAGCACGCAAATCAGCGTTTTGGCAGGTTTAATGGATGACCCCAATGCCTAGCTGGGCAGCCAGGTCTTTTTGTCAGGGGGAGGAAGGAGATCCTCAACCCACAAGATCAGTTTGTTTCCTAGAAGGAGCTCATCATCTGTGAGGGACCCGGGGAGGGTATCTGAGATGGGAGTGTTCAAGTTAGTAAAATGAAACTTATTGAACTCCTTAAGTAAGCTACGTGACGGGAGTCTATATTCACTCGTCGGGTCTAAGCTAATTTCCTGAACAGCTGATAGTGGTCCCATGGTCTTAGCAGTGGGTTGGACGTACCGTTTCCAACCGACCTGGCTTTGATTAATGGACAACATCATCCTGGGGAACCCATGCCTTCGAATTACAGAGGCAAGTGGTGTGGTATCCGTAAGGAGTGCTGAAAAGTACTTTTTAGGGTAGATACCCTCAGAGAGGCTCTCGTTCGTCCTCTTCAGGAGAAACGTAGCGAACTGGCGCTGGAACTTTGTTATATAGATCGTGTTCTTTATCTCTTCGTAAACTGGGAAACCCAAACCACCGTATTGTATAGGGAGAAACATATTATATTTCCCTCTATCGGTAGCTTGGTTTAATTGTTCCTTGTTGTAATGAAGGAACCGGAGATGAGCTTGTAATCTGTTGATAGAACACCCAACAGACGCCTCGTAAAGTTCAACGAGGGAAAGCTTACGACGTGGATCCGCCAGTCGCCCTTTAGATTGAGCGATCAGTAGACCTACGTTAAAATACTCCAGTTTAAGGAACTCCTCTTGATCCGGGCGTGTCCTAAACTCATAAAGTTCTGAATTAATAGTCAGATAACTAGGATGAGTATAGTTCTTGCCTAAAGAGAGAGTAAAACCAACTTCAGAAATTACTTCTTTCCAAATCTTATAATGATCGACATTCGACCGAAATAATATGTCGTCACCATTGATGAGGACTGGAAGTAATCTATGCGGACAATGTACACCGATAAAACGGTTTATTGAAGTCCAATAGCATATGAAGTTAATAGCACACAAAAAAGGGAAACTTATGGGCGAACCCATTAGTTGACCGTTTCGTTGAAGAACGCTTATCGCGCCTCCATCAAGTATGCTGTACGGTATTTTATTCTCAATACAGATCTGTTCAAGGAGACCCTGTTTATCATTGTAGACAAGGTCATGTGGCTCGAGTAGACGGCGACATAGATATAGATATTCCGAAAGGACATCCATATCTTGATTAAACTCTGTTCTGCAAATATTCTTCAGTTGAATTGACAGTGTGTCAAATGTCTGGAGAGTATATTCAATCTT